GCTGGTCCTGATGAAATCAAAAAGGCTTATCGCAAGCTGGCCAGCCAACACCACCCGGATAAGGGAGGGGATAAGGCTAAATTCCAATCGATACAATCTGCTTACGACACATTATCAGATCAACAAAAACGTAGTCAATACGATAATCCCATGCCACAAGGAATGCATTTTGAATTTAACAATGGCGGCGGCGGTTTTGATTTCAATAATATTTTCAGTATGTTTGGCGCTCAATTTCAGCAGCAACATCCAGGACATCAAACTCATACTCGCATGAGTCTGTGGGTTACATTACAAGATGTAGCACAGGGCGGAAAGCGGCCAGTTAATGTTGGCACACAACAAGGTTCCATGACTATTGAAATTGAAATCCCCCTAGGTCTTAATGACGGAGATAACATTCAGTATCCAGGCATTGGACCAGGAGGCACTGATTTGATTGTTAACTTTAGAATTCATCAACATCCAAAATGGCAACGCAACGGACTATCTTTAATAACCGATCACCAAATATCAGTGTGGGATTGTCTAGTTGGCGGCGAAACAACTATAAAAGATATATTGGGCAATCAATTGACATTATCTATTCCACCATTGACCCAGCCCGGCAGTTTGTTACGGTTAAAAGGTAGAGGACTAGCATCACGACAAAATGCTCCAGGAGATTTATTAGTTCGAATCCATGCCAAAATGCCAAATAAACTCAGCGATGATCTAGCCAATCTTATCAAAGAAGAACAAAAGAAGTAACCGTATCGCTTGAATTTTTATTCAAAATACTATATACTAGTACAGTACCACGCAAAGGAAAACATGCAAAACAATAAAGAAATCGAACAAGTTGTAGCCCAAGCTGTTAAATTGGCCAAGGATCGACATCACGAATATGTTTTAACTGAGCACGTTTTATTGGCATTAATACGCCATGCTCCATTTCAAAAAGTACTAGCATCCTTTGGTACTAGTGTAGATTTATTAGACATGGAATTAGATGCCTATCTACACAGTTTAACCAGTTTAGTTACTAACAAAAAAGATTTTCAACCTAAAAAAACAAATGCCCTTGAGCGTTGTTTTAACAGGGCAATGACACAGGTATTGTTTACTGGTCGACGTTCGATGAACACCGGCGACTTATATCTTGCCATGATGTCCGAAACTAATTCGCACACTCATTATTTTTTATTAAAGTACGGCGTTAAGAAAAAAGAATTCATGGAATACTGGCAAGCCCACTATAAACATGATGATATCACCCTTACCAGCAGCCAAGCAGATGAAATTCTAACCGAATACTGTATAAATTTAACCAAGCTGGCTGCTGAAGATCGTCTAGAGCCAATGATTGGCCGTAGTGAAGAACTCGACGAAATGATCACAGTACTAGCCCGCAAGTTCAAGGCCAATGTATTAATGGTAGGCGATCCTGGTGTAGGTAAAACTGCTATCGCAGAAGGCCTTGCCCAAGAAATTATGCACAATCGTGTGCCTACATTTTTAGCTGGACACGAAGTGTGGTCGTTAGAGGTTGGCTCACTACTTGCTGGCAGTAAGTATCGCGGCGAGTTCGAAGAAAAATTCAAACAAGTTATTGGCGCATTAGAAACTAAAAAGAACTGTATTTTGTTTATCGACGAAGCACATACTATGAAAGGCGCTGGAGCAAGTACACAGAGTACGTTGGACTTTGCTAATATGTTAAAGCCTGCTATCACTAAAGGATATTTAAAAGTAGTAGCAAGTACCACATGGGAAGAATACTACGAATCCTTTGAAAAGGATCGTGCGTTGATGCGTCGATTCCATCGTGTGAGCATTGATGAGCCAACACCAGAAGTTACAGAACAAATCTTAATTGGATTAAGCCCACGCTTGGAACAGTTCCACAATGTATTGATTGACACCGATGCTATCAAAGCGGCTGTAGAACTCAGCGGCCGTTATATACACGACCGTAAAAATCCAGACAAGTCGATTGATTTATTAGATGGCGCTTGTGCTAAAGAGCGAGTCAAGGATCGGGGCAACGTTACTGTTAACAAAGAAATGATCATGGCGCAGTTAAGTCGTGTTACAGAAGTTCCTATGGATAGATTGCAAAATGAGCGTAGTGCTAATATCATGGAACTTGAAGGTAACATTAAACAAAAACTATATGGCCAAGATGAAGCTGTTGATTCAGTACTTGAGCGAGTATATATTAACTTCTCGGGCATTGGCAACGACAATCGTCCTATCGCTAGTTTCTTATTCCTTGGGCCTACAGGTACAGGTAAAACTGAACTTGCTAAATTATTAGCACAGAGTCTAGACATGCAGCTGTTAAAATACGACATGTCTGAATATCAAGAAAAACATACCGTAAGTAGTTTAATTGGTGCTCCTCCTGGCTATGTTGGCTTTGAAGATGGCAATGTAGGTGGTGGAAAACTTATTAGTGATATTAGTAAGAATCCTTATTCTATATTATTGTTTGACGAAATTGAAAAAGCACACCCAGATGTTATCAACATTATGCTACAAATGTTAGACGAAGCCCGTGTTACTAGTGCTAACGGCAAAACTGTTAATCTTAAGAATACTATTATCATTATGACCAGTAACTTAGGTGCTCGTGATAATGAAAACAACAACATTGGCTTTGGAAAAACACTAGAGAAAACTGGATCAGAAGACAAAGCAATGAAAGACTTCTTCAAACCAGAGCTACGCAATCGTATTGACCAAGTTTGTAAGTTTAAGAAACTTGATACACTTGCTATCAAGAAAGTTGTTCTTAAATTTGTTGATCAATTACAAGTTAGCCTTGGCAATAAAAATATTAAACTCAATCTAGCTGAATCAGTTATTGACATGCTAGCAGACAAAGGGTACGATCCTAAGATGGGTGCTCGTCCACTGAATCGTAAGATCGACGAACTTATTCGTGTTCCATTGAGTAAGAAGATATTATTTGAAAGGTTATCTGATTGCACTATTAATGCTGTTATGATTGACGATAAGATTGATTTCGCAATCATACCATCAGCGCCCATGGCTCTGCTGGATAATTCTGGTATTATTGTGCTCGATGACGAATCCCCTGCAGTTTAAACCTGTCCCTAAAGATAGTTTGTTTTACAGCAAATATCGATATTGTATGGCCTTCACTTTGGATGAAGCAAATGCGTTAAAATCTCTTGATCACGAATATATTGATGCTATAATCGAACGAAGAATACTATGGCGCGAGGTCGCACAGCAAAGATGGTCTGGCGGCACACAAAATTTTAATCAGACTATTATATCCAAACGCTGGCGAGATATTACCAACAAAACTTCCGAGGATTTACATAATTTTGCTGAGCTATTAATTTCAACTTCTACAGAATTTAAATTAGTAACCTCAGTTAACCACGGTTGGGTTTACACAAATGCTATCAGTTTGATTAAAAAATTAAAAAATCTAGATTATCTCAGTGATAAAGATTACACGGAAGCTGTGGTATCTAGACCCAAGGGTACAGTTAAATTAAAAGTCCCTAAACACACTCATAGAAGTTACTTTAAAAGTATTAAGCTAACCCATCAACAAAAACAAAATCTTATTAATTTTTTTGTCAATCAACAAGACAATATTAGAGTCGGACCGGCGTTTAACAAATGGTTAACAGAAAGCCCTTATCTGCGTATACACGACTACTTTTTTATAGATCATGTGGGAGAAAGCTGGTTAATCATGTTAAATTTAATCTATCCTGGAATAATTAGAAAGACTATGGAAATTATACCAGCATAAATAATATACTATGACGACTTACACTAACGAATCCTTATTACCAACTACAGTCTACGGAACTCCATCGGGTAACTATGACGGTACTAGTTCAGCATTTATAGGCAATGCTATACCAGCCGCAAATTACTATGGCGGACAAGGATCAGCCCAAACAGCCTTAATTCAAACTACAGGGTTTACTGGCGTTATCACTATAGAAGCTAGTTTAAATGACTGGACACAACAAGCTGAATGGTTTGCAGTGGAAACATACGGCAATGCTACAGTTCCTACTACAAACACGCAGGCTATCAATATGCTGGGCAATTTTGTATGGCTTCGTGCTCGTGTGACTGAATTTACAGCTGGCACGATCAACTCAGGAAATGTAATATTCTAATCTAGCTATTTTCAGCTAAATATTAGGATGCGTACAGTTGTAATATATCCCGGAAGATTTCAACCAGGCCACAAAGGCCATAAATCTAGCTACGATTATCTTACCAAGAAATTTGGTGATCAGAATGTGTTCGTAGCAACATCCGATGTAACCGCACCAGTAACTAACCCTTTTAGTTTTGCTGATAAAGTAGAAATGCTTACTAAGTTAGGTATCCCTTCTGGTCGTATTGTCCAAGTACGCAATCCTTATCAAGCACAAGAAATCACTAAAGATATCCCAGATCCTGAAAATACAGCTCTTGTATTTGCTGTGAGCGAAAAAGATATGGGCGAAACACCACGCTTTAAATTTGGCATTAAAAAGAACGGCGAACCAAGTTACATGCAACCTTATCCCGAAGGTGGCAAATTACAGCCGTTGACTAAACACGCTTATGTCATGGTTACTCCAACTACTACATTTAAAGTTCAAGGTAAGGATGCTAACTCTGCCAGTACAATACGAAAAATGTACTCAGATGGCAATGTAAATGATCGTAAACAAATTTTACATGATTTATATGGTGTAGATGATGCTGCTTTACATCAACTATTTGACAAAAAACTAGGTGTAGCTAAAAAAGCTCGCGATATTGTAATACAAGAACCCGATATAGACGGTGATGTAATCGACCAGCCCAAGCCAGTGATTCGTAATGAATCTAAACAACACAGGGCAAAAATAGCAAAATTGCTTGAGTCAACTATTCTGGCAGAACGCACAGCGGCACATTGTTACAGAAGTTTTGAAGAAGATTTAATCCCTAATTACATAGACGAAAAATCAGGCAGAAAATTTTACTAGGTCTTCCTAATAGTGTAAATATGTTACACTTTACAAGAGGAAACCATGGCAACAGAACAACAAGCAGAAGCCGCAGTACCAACAACAGAAACTCCAGCACAAACAGCTCCAGGCGCTGGCCAAGTTCAAGTTAACATTGATTATTTAAAAACTACCCGTGTACATATCTGTATGCCATGTTATGGCGGTATGCTTACAGAATCAACATTCATGTCCTATATTAAATGGGCTAATACTGCCCGTCAATTAGGCATTGATTGGACCATGGAAACAATGACTAACGAGTCGTTGATCAGTCGTGCTCGTAACACACTTACAGCTAAATTCCTCTCTAACCCAGATTCAACACATTTAATGTTTATCGATGCTGATATCGGCTGGGAACCATGGCATTTGTTAGTCATGCTAAACCGTGATGTAGACGTTATTGGTGGATTATACCCAATGAAATCTCTTCCAGTTAAATGGTGTGTTAACGGCTTTGATGGCGCTGAAGAAGGCCCAGATGGTCTACAAGAAGTTACTAAAACAGGGACAGGTTTCTTGTTAATGAAGCGTCATATTTTTGAAAAGCTCAATGCTCATCCAGCAGTTAAACCGTTTAACAGTGACATTGGCTTGCCAGCAGAGTTGAATGTTTACATGAAAACTTACTTTGATACAGCGGTTCGTGAGAATCGTTACTATTCAGAAGACTGGACATTCTGTGAAAACTGGCGTGATCTAGGTGGTAAGATTTGGGTTGATAAACGAGTACTGTTAAAGCATACAGGTACCTATGTATTTGATTATGCCGCACAAGATCAACTATACAAAGATCTACATGCTCTAGCAATGAATAATCAGCAACCAGCACAAGCAATAGCACAAGCAGCAGCCGCAGGGCCATTAGCTAAACCAGAAGCTCCTAAAGCAGCAGTAGTTGCTACAAGTAAAGGTAAGAAAAAGAAATAAACTCGGTAGTTTATAAACGGGCAAAGCCGTCATAGTTAACTCTATGGCGGTTTTGTTTTTCCGCTAAATATATTAATGAACATTGAACAATTAGAATCCTTCAATCTAGCAGATGCTGTAAAGTTTCACAATAAACTTAACCCCCTGATTTGGGATAAAAGCGAACATTTACATCCTGAAATCAGAGATCAATTATTAGAAATAGCCGCAGATTTTGGCGAGTTTCTTGGAGTGGATAATTTAAATTTAAAAGACATAACAATCTCGGGCAGTAATGCTGCTTTTTCATATACTCCACATTCTGACATAGATTTACATTTAATTGTAGACCTAGGCGATGAAGCACATAAGGACATATACCGTGAGTTGTTTGATGCTAAAAAGTTTATCTATAACACAGAACACAAGATTACTATTAAAGGTATTCCAGTTGAGTTATATGTACAGGATGCCAACGAAAAACATCATAGTCAAGGAATTTATAGTATAGCGAACAACGATTGGATTCAAATTCCTCGCCGTAAGCAATCAGACATCGACGATGTGAGTGTTCGTAGTAAGTATAAAGATTTAAGTAAGCGTATCAAAGAAGCTATCAAATCTAAATCACTAGAACAAATGACTAGTGTAATGGATAAAATAAAAGAAATGCGTGGAGCAGGGCTAGCTAGTCATGGCGAGTTTGGTCCAGAGAATTTAGCATTTAAATTGTTACGCAACAAAGGCGATTTAAAGAAACTACATAATGCTCGCAAACAAGCAAAGAGTGTTGAGTTGAGTTTGAAAGAACGCAAACCACAACAGCCAACTACATATGGATTTGGGCCTGACTATATTGAAGAAGTTGGCATTACACCAGATGGTACTAATCCTACTACTTCTGAATTTACCAACGAAGCACAATTAGATGAAGTAGGCGTTACACCAGACGGCACTAATCCTAGTACTTGTATGTTTGCTAAAGAATCTAAAGATGACAAAAACATTATTCAAGATTTTGTTAATTTTTGTATCAATGAATTAGAATTAAAAAAAGAAATCAATTTACGATTACGCCGTGATCCAGAATGGTGTGTTCGCAACAAAACATTTGGCCGATACAACGATACTACTAATGAATTAGAAGTAGGATTAGGCGGGCGTCATATCATGGATGTACTTAGAACCATAGCACACGAACTAGTACATCAAAAACAAAATGAAATGGCACCAGTACCAGATGATGCCGGTGAAGATGGCAGTCCCTACGAGAATGAAGCTAACGCTCGCGCAGGTGTGTTGATGCGTAAGTATGGTTCCGAACATCCTGAGCTGTTTATGGGTAGTGAATCACCTGAATCTTTTAAATCATTAAAAGAATATATTTCCATGGGTTCGGATAAAAATTTCCAAGAAGCAGAACCTTATAAAAATTATAAGATATATGTACGCAAAAAACCTTTTGGTAATACTGGAATATATACTGCTCATACAGAAATAGATCGTAAAGAATTCAAAGGCCAAGGCCAAACACAAGAAGAAGCAATTCAAGCTGCTCGTGACAAAATTGATTTTGTATTAAATGCCCAAAAGAAAGTTACTGGCTCTAGTACGATTGATTTTAATGTTAAATTTGCTACAGATTTATTAGCAGATCCTCGACAAACATTTTATGCTAAGTTAGAAAACATTGACGGCGGGCCTAAATTAATAATTGCTGGTCCAGATATTGTAGCAGATCCAGAATTATTGGCTGCCGGCGACTTTAAGAAAAGTACGTTAAGACATCAAGTTGACGATACTGGCAACACTACTCCTTTACCAGGCATTCCGTTATCTGCTAAAAGTCTTAGGGCTGGTGAGTGGATAGCCAATGGTAGATATACTATTGGTAATGAGACTACAGATCGCGATGGTAACCGGGTGTTTGATTTAACTTATCATAGTACAGCACATACTAAAAGCGATAAACTACGATTAACTCAACCAGCATTTACTTTAGGCACTAATCGTGAAATCAGTGAAGCTAGTGGCTATATACCTACAGCCGCACAAGCTCACGATCCACGCTTTGAAATGGCACTTACTGTAGACATTCGCCCAGGAGCATTAGGCAAGAATGCCAACAAGTTATTGCTAAACACAGATAGTCAAGGGCATCCACAAGAACTGCGCCCAGACGGCATTGTAAAAAGAATGATGGAAGAATTAGAATTATTTAAAAGGAATTATCAATGAAAGCCCTTGAATTTATTTTTGAATCTGCACAAACAACCTTAGGCGGATTCAAAGTTAAACCGTTACACATCGAAGATCAAGATGTAGATGAAGCTATTGGATTAAATGCTCCACATCGCCGCATGAGTCGCGATGAATTACAGGGCTATGCTAATCGTATCAAGACTGGCACAAAAACTAAAAAAGATAGATTTGCTCCTATTATACATGGTAGCAATATCAAGGCAATTACCAAAGATGACAACGGTACAGAATGGGATTTAGATGATTTAGCCCGGCAAATTACCACCCGCCCTCGTTCATTGTTAGGCACTAATGCTAAGATGAGTAAGAGTGCTACTGAGGGTGAAATTGTTTATGACTTAACATTGCCAGCATTAAGTGGAGTTGTAGTCGATGAGGAAACAAGCGACTTTGTAGAAATTACTACTTGTCCAGGCGCAGGCGGTTGTCAGCTATTCTGTTATGCTCGTAAAGGTGGCTATGTGATGTTCCCAGCTAGTAGTATGTCAGCTGCACAAGCATTAAACTTTTTAGTTAACGATCCTCCTGGCTACATGGCTATGGTCAATAAAGAGATACAAGGTCTTAAAGGTAAAACAGACAAACATGGAATCAGATTAGTTGTGCGTTGGCATGACGCGGGCGATTTCTTTAGTAAAGAATATCTAGATTTAGCGTTTAATGTCGCTCGTCAAAATCCAGATGTGAAATTTTATGCTTATACCAAAATGGCCGATGTTGCTACTGCCAATAAACCGGCTAATTTTATTGTTAATTTTAGTTCTGGTAGTAAGCGCGGCGAGGAAAAGAAAATTGAACTACACAAGGCACAAGGTAATGCAGTTAAAGATGCGGTAACATTGCCTAAAGATATGTTCCGTACATTATTTGTTACAGATCCTAAAGGCAAATATGTTAAAGATGAAAAAGGTCGCACACAAGTTAAAAGTCCTGAAGCATGGGACGAATTTAAAAAGACGCTGGCTGCTAAGTACAAAATTGATCCTAATTCAATTATCACATACGATCAGATGTTGACCGTTCCTGAAGGTCCACAACCTAAGTGGAATGTAGTTATATTCCCAGCAGGACACGGAGACCGTGCTGCTAACAGATTAGATGTAATTAATAGTTTCTTAATGTTCCACTAACATGATTCTAAACGACTTTGCTCAGCCCAAATCAAAATTTAGCAATGACAAGCTGGACGCAGTCTTGGCTGAACTATGTGGGTTAGTATTACAGGGTCAAAAAGAAGATCCTGAACTCAATGGTCGTGTTGGTGCCGCTGTACTAGATCCACGGGGTAGATTAGTTACAGGTGTGGGATATAAACACGATGGCAAGTCAGTACACGGTGAATACTCGGCTATAGAAAATTATGAAAACGAATATGGCGAACTGCCAAAAGGTTGTATAATCATAACAACTCTTAGTCCATGTAACGAATCGCATGATAAAACAGCCGCTGAGCGATATGGCCAAAGTTGTACTGACTTATTAAACTCAAAACATATCAAAATGGCCTATTGTGGTTATGGAGACTATACTCAAGATGGCGATCAACATAAATTCACTGTGGTTATAACAAGCAATGACAAAATTAAAGAATTATGTAAAAAAATAGCTGATACATTTTTGAAAAGATTAAGTGAAAATTTTGCAGATGGTAAAGGGCCTGGCCGCCCAGGCGATAGTCAACGCCACGGTATTTCTAAAGGTGCTAGTATGGCCGAATTAGAAAAAGCCAGTCATAGTAAAGGGCGTAAAGGCCAGCTAGCTCGTTGGCAAATAAATATGCGTAGAGGAAAAAAGAAATGAAAATCAATGAAATATTAACAGAGGCTACCAAACAGCGATTAGATCCTAAGTGCTGGAAAGGCAAGCACAAGGAAGGCACCAAGATCAAAGGTGGCGTCCGTGTTAACAACTGTGTACCTAACGAATCAGTTGAAGAAGACTGGAGTAAAAAATATAAATCCAGTATAAACTGTAGCCATCCCAAAGGTTTTAGTCAAAAGGCTCATTGTGCTGGCAAGAAAAAACACAATGAAGATATCACTATGGAAATGACTTGCCCGGACTGCGGTATGTGTCAAACTCATGGTACACTAACCGAAATTAAGAAGGGCCAAAAAGATAGCAACGGCTACACTAAATGCTGGCCTGGCAAACATGCCGAAGGCACTAAGAAAGGCAAAAATGGTGGTCAAGTCCGTAATTGTGTGCCAAATGAGAGTGAAGAACTAGATGAAGAGTTTGATTTAATAGAGTCTATTATTAATAATCTTGCTAATCGTAATCAAGTAGATCCAGAAGTAATTTGGGAAGATTTAGAATCACTCACCGACGACGAACTATATGTATTTGCTGCTACAATGCCAATTATGGAAGATTGGCAAAAGGCTAATAAGAAGGACAAGACAGATGGCATGAGTCAAAAGGCTGTTAACTCGTATCGCCGTGAACATCCTGGCTCAAAATTAAAAACTGCCGTGACTACTAAGCCTAGTAAGTTAAAGAAAGGGAGCAAAGCCAGTAAGCGTCGCAAGAGCTATTGTAGTCGTAGCAAGGGTCAGATGAAGATGCACAGTATTAGTTGTGCCAAGACTCCAGACAAAGCTATCTGTAAAGCACGGCGCCGTTGGAACTGTGAATGAGATTTTTTGAAATAGCCCGTATTCCTGCTGGCGATTTCGGTGACGCAGATACTATAACACCACAAGAAGAACCCAAGGGATCTAAGCCCTTGCCAGGCGGTAGCGGATACAAATATCATGTGGATCGCAAAGGCAATGATCGTTTAGAAATTACTTTATATGACCAGGGTCGAATTATTGCCGAATTAGATTTAGAAGAACTAGGGGCTCCTGTCCCACTTTGGCAAGTTGATACCGTTGCTGCTATTCCTGAATATCAGGGTAAGGGCTTGGGCATGGCATTGTATGGAATAGCCCTAAGTGTTTTGAAGTTGACTTTAGTAGCAGGAGCTACACAAACTGTACACGGCGCTCGCCAATGGCTCAAACTCAGTCAAATACCCGGCGTAGAAGCCATGGGCATGAAAACTGCTCCTAAACAAGATTTTAAACAGGGGCCGGATAACATAGTATTATGGTCGGGTCCTGAAATGATTACTTACACATTTCCTATAACACAGGGATCTAAATCAATGAAAAGTGCCCAACGCGGCACGGGAATATATAATTCAGCTGGCGCAACAATGATTGCTAAATGGACCGGCAAGTAAAAATCCGCTAAATACTTTAATGCGATTATATGAAATTGTAGGTTTACAAGAAACAACCGTGAGTGGTAGCATTGCTACTGTAGCCATGCCCTTGGGCCCAGTACAGCGTAGAATACCGCCAGATAGCCTATTTCAAGGTAAATATACTACCGACTCAAATCTGACGCCAAACACGCCGGATTGGATGAAAAAATTTAAAGGGAAGAAGTGATGTTAGCTAACTTAATGAAAATCCTATTAGCCAGTGACTTTAGTTACTATCTAAAGGCGCACTTTTTCCACTGGAATATAGAAGGTAAAGATTTTTATCAATATCATAAATTCTTACAAAAAGTCTACGAAGATGCTTATGAAGCTGTAGACACTATTGCTGAATTTATCCGTACTCTTGACGAATATGCTCCAGGTAGCCTAGTTCGTTATCACGAATTAACTCGTATTCAAGACCAAACCAAAGTGCCAAGAGCACAGCTCATGATGGAAGAATTACTAGCTGATTCCCATACTATGGTCGCACTCCTTAATGAATGTTTTGCCGCTGCTGAGGCAGAGAACAAGCAAGATATCGCAAATTTTATCGCTGAAAGATTAACTGCTACTAATAAGTTTATATGGATGTATCAAAGTTTTTTAAGAGAGTCTAGAGCATAATGGATCATGAGTTTTTAAGCATCGTAGAAAAATTAGCTATCCTCGAAGGGCGCATTGCTCCAAAGGAAAGTAAAGCTATTGTTGAAACTTCAACCAAGCAAAAGAAACCAGCCCTTTTTAATAATCTTAAAAAAGATGAATCTGCTATGCCCATGGTAGGCGGAGTAGAGTTTGCTGAAGATAAAATGGAAGAAGATGTATTGGGTCGAGTAAAAGCTAGTCTTGCTGACTATCTTAAGTCTGCTGAAGAAAATTTAAAGCACGATACTGATCTTATTGCTAAGAAAAAACAAGATTTAGATTTAAAGAAAAAAGAATTAAAAGATTTAACATTACAAGCCAAACAAGGTGTTAAAGAAGCCATTCCAATGACATTAGAAGAAGCTCCACAACTTGAAATAGGTGACCCTGTTTGCGTTGTAGGGCCTAATCATTATGAAGGCGAATTTGGCGAAGTTGTAGAATTCTCCCCATCGGGTAAATTTGTTGTAATTAAATTTAGAGACGGCGATGAAGCCAGCATGCACATTTCAGATGTTGAACTTACTAGTGATGAATCAGACTGGGATGATGAAGACGATGGCGTTATGTTTGAGCCACCAAAAAATAAAAATCATAGTATATACAAAAACGAAGATGAGATAGACGAAGATCCAAATCAAACTCCAGCACAAGGTGAAGCCCCTGCTGGATTAACAGATCCTACATACGCAGAAAGTATAACAGCTCCAGTTAAAACTGTTAATGTTCCTACAGAAGAAGTAGGACTTAGTGGCGGTGGTGGAAGTGTGTTAGTTGAAATACACGGCGACGAGCGCGATGGGTTTTGTATTAAGAGAGCCGGTAAAGAACTACCAACTCGTTTTAAGAGTTTAGAAGAATGTGAAATAGCACTAGAAATGTACATGGCTCGCGCTAAAGCTAAACAAGCTGCTGAACAGTCTGCCGATTATATAGAAGAAAAATAATATGAATTTATTTGATTTGTTTGAAGGAGCCATTGACGACCTTGAAGCTCGTCGTATTGAGGATCTAGAAATGAAAATGGACGACTTAACCGCTCGTGCCAAAACAACTGATGATCCAAAAGTTAAACTAGCACTTCGTCATGAGTTTGCTAAATGTAAAGCTGAGCGTGATAGTTATCACAAACTAAATGTGGAAGAAGAAACAGACACAAACTATACCTACACAGTTTTTATTGATGGCACTAAAGAAGGTACCTACGGTAGTAAAGAAGAAGCTAAAGCTGTAGTCAAGCGTAAAAAAGAACAAGCACCAGGTAGAACGTATACTATTAGACCAAAGAGTCGTACTAGTATGTCTAGTATTAAAAAGTTTCAGCATAACAGAGATCGTAATATTGACGAAGATGACTTAGTTACAGCTGAAGGGTTTGCGTTAGATGCTAAACCAGATGAGCGTGATTTAGATCCAGTTAATAAATGGAAATTTATGGTAAGACAGATAATTGCTGATTACATTAAGAATCCACAGGGATTGTATCATATAGCCAAACAAAAAGGTCCCGATAGTGCCGAAGCAACAGCATATAATCAGATTATGCATCCTGGAAGTAAAATTCCTCTGCCACCCAACGCAGTTACATTTGAAGGTTATGTGCCTCTTGACAAGTATAGTCCAACCGCTGTTTGTCTATCTGGCAAGCCTGTTAAAAAGTTTGACTACTATAAAGATGCTGAAAACTTTTATAAAAACTGGAAACAAAAGTTGTATCGTGAAGGCAACAAAGAAAAAGCAGATAAGATTACTTTAATGCCAATGAATCTTAAAGAATTTGCTCCAAGACCAGAGCGTGATGATGAGGAAGTACCTAATCAAATTTTAACATTGGCAAATCGTTGGTGGAATGCTGGCGACAAACAACCGCAAATTACTAATGTATTACGTAGTTTAGGATGGACTATCAGTCAAGTTGATTCAGAAGAAGAAGATGCTGTACAACTGACACACAACGATGGCACAACTTATGTTATTAGTGCCGATGAATTTGATCCCGAACTGTTTGAAGCCGCTAATCCAGCACAGCAGGCCGCTATTGCCATTGCTATGAAAAAACATCATGAAAAACCAAAAAATATAGCGGAGGGTGATTATGACGGAATGTATAGTCCTGAAGCCATTAAGATAGGAAATTATTTCATTAAACAATTTAATTTAACTGATGAACTTGACCAACAATTAGCTATTGAGATAACTAACAACGTCATAGAAAGTGGAGAAACTGAACTAGCGGTAATTAAAAAAGAAGTAATTAAATACTTAAGAAAAAGTGGAACCATTGTAAAAAATTCAAAACAAGGTATGTCCGAGGACGAACAAATTGATGGCATGGCTCGCGGCGAAGTAAAAGAAATTATTCGCAATGCCAGCACCATTCAACAGGCATTGGATCAGGGTATCAGTTTAGATGGTTGGATGTATAGCTATGTTACTACTAGCAATGATCATTTAAACAGCGTGGCAGAACAAATTGGTAATCCTGACATCGAAGAAGCAAGTATGACATGGGCTGCACACAAATCAACAGGGCCAAAGTTTAGTGGCTACTTAAAAGGCACAGATCCAGCTCCTACTGAATTTGGCAACAAGAGTGTTGGTGGGATGGAAGAAGGTATTGACGGTAACATGACTGCTCGCAGTAATCCGTTAACACAGCCATTAAGAAAACGCCAGCATATGAACAAGAACACACAAGTATCCTTGGGCAAACACAATAACAATTTAAAAGCGGCAGCAGCTCGTTCGTTAGACGAAATGACCAACGATGAAATCGCTAAACTTCGTAGTGATGCTGAAGCGCATATGACAAAACAAATGAATGCTCCTAAAAAACCACAACCTAGTAAATCATTTATGCAACAAGTTGGCGACAAACAAATTGGCATGGTCAAAGGTGCTTGGAAAGGCTTAACAGGTCAACTTGAAGAAGACGATATGGAAGAAGGTTGGAAAAATACTGTTGCTGGCGCTGCTTTAGCAGGCGCAGCCGCACTAGGTGCTGGTGGCGCACACGCAGGTGGTGTAAGTACTACAGGACAAGGGTTTTCCATGGACGACCAAATGGCTCTTAATCAACAAATGCAACAACGAGTTCAACAACAATATGATCAAGCCCAACAACAAAGGCCACAAGCTCCTACGGCCCAAAAAGATTTAAGTGCGTTTGGTACAGAATATTTACAAAAGGTAGCTGATGGCCAAGGCGGCCGTGCTATGGTTAGTGTCGCAGATGCTAAAGCAGAATTAGCCGCTAGAGCAAATGGTACCAGTCAACAAGCCCCTGCTCCAGTAAAAGCCCCTGCTCAAAATGACGGGCAGTATAAATCTTTAGGCGATTATTATAAAGCAAACCCAGGCGTTAGAGAATCTTCAGATAATTTCTTATCATGGGCAGTTCGTAACGGCTACAATTTTACTAAAGATCCAGCTATTTACGAGTCAGCTAGAATGGAATACAAAGCTCTAATTGAATCTAAAAAAAAGACATTAAAAGAAGCTAAAGGTTTAGGTAAAAGAGTTCGAGTAGTTAGTGGCCCAGCTAGTGGTCAAACTGGTACCGTTGGCGAAGTTCGCAATGGCGCATATCAAGGTGCTCCAAAATATTACACAGTAGACTTAGATAACGGCGGCCATGTACAAGTTCGCAAAGAAGCATTAAAATTAATAAAAAGTGAAATAGACGAAAGTTTAAAAGACAACGAATATTTTGTTTGGACCGTTTATTTTGATGATGGTACTAGTAAGCGTATCAAAGTTAAATCTGACGAATTTGATCCTTACGCCTATTATGCTAGAAAAAATCAAGTAGTAGTAAATGTAGATTACGATTGGACAATACATCAATAATGGATTATCCAGTTTATCCAGAACAACAAGGTGACGAGGATTATAAACTTAATCCGTACGCACCTGTTTAAAAAATAGCCTTAGGACCGGTATTAAGTTACCGTAGGCTGGGAGGCTCCTGCCCTAAGTAATCCGATTCGCTACCGGAACCTTAAAAGTGGCACTTTACCAAAATAGCATTGACTTATACCAAAATATCCTGTATACTTGTAACATTATTAACAGGAGAATTAAATGTCAGATCGCGTCTTTTCAGCAGAACAAACTAAAAAACTTGAACAAATTATCAGCGAAGGTATGCAGGTCACTCTTGAAATCGAAACACTCACCGGCGGTCTCAACGACACTATTAAAGCAGTAGCCGAAGAATTAGAAATCAAACCTGGTATTCTTAAAAAAGCAATTAAATTAGCACATAAGAGTGAATTTGGTCGTGAACAACAAGACCACGAATTGCTTGAGCAGATTTTGACACAAGTAGGCAGAACACTATAAATATTATAGTCAGTAGTAAGAATCGTTCACTTAACGAACATGAGATACGGCTTACCGGCCATAAACGGAGATTAATTTGAGTTATGTAGATGCATTATATGATCGTGAACACGATCGAATTCATGTAGTAGAAAGGATCGACGGCGAAAGAGTTTATAAAGAATATCCCGCCGATTATATTTTTTATTATAATGATCCAAGAGGTAAATTTACATCAATCTACGGCACACCGGTAGCTCGTTTCTCCACTCGCAATAGTAAAGAATTTCGTAAAGAAGTAGCTATACAAAAAGGTAAACAACTTTACGAATCTGACATCAATCCAATCTTCCGTTGCTTAGAAGAAAATTATAAAAATAAAGATGCTCCAGAACTCCATGCGGCATTCTTTGACATCGAAGTAGACTTCCACAAAGAGAAAGGTTTTTCTCCCACAACGGATCCGTTTAATGCTATTACTGCTATTTCTGTTTACTTACAGTGGTTGGAACAATTAGTCACACTAGTTATTCCACCCAAGCATATGAGCATGGAAACTGTCAAGGATATTGCTCGAGATTTTGAAAACTGTATTGTGTTTGATAAAGAAGAGGATATGTGTAAAACATTCCTAGACTTAATCGAAGACGCAGATGTTATTTCTGGTTGGAACTCAGAAGGCTATGATATACCTTACACAGTAAATCGTATCAAGCGAATACTATCAAAAGATGATACCCGCAGATTTTGCTTGTGGGGACAATTTCCTAAAGAGCGTGAGTTTGAGCGTTATGGTGCTACTAGCACAACCTATGACATAGTAGGTCGCGTACACATGGATTATATGCAACTGTATCGTAAGTACACTTACGAAGAGCGTCATAGTTATTCATTAGATGCTATTTCTGAATATGAATTAGGCGAAAGTAAAACACAGTACGAAGGCACCCTGGATCAGTTATATAATCAAGACTTTAAACAGTTTATCGTGTATAATAGACAAGATACATTGTTGTTAGACAAGTTAGATAAAAAACTACGCTTCTTGGAATTGGCCAATGAACTGGCCCACGCCAATACTGTATTGTTAGCAACTACCATGGGTGCGGTAGCTGTTACTGAACAAGCTATTATTAACGAAGCACATGAGCGTGGGCTTGTTGTACCTAATCGCAAACAAAGATTAACAGACGATGATACTGCGGCCGCTGGTGCGTATGTTGCCTATCCTAAAAAAGGTGTACATGAATGGGTAGGCGCTGTGGATATTAACTCTTTGTATCCTAGTGCTATCCGTGCGCTTAACATGGGAATGGAAACTGTAGTAGGCCAGCTACGACCTATTATGACCGATCGATATATTAATGATATTGTTAATAAAGGCAAGACTTTTGCGGCGGCCTGGGAAGGTGTATTTGCCACATTAGAATATACTGCTGTCATGGAACAACAGCGTGGTACTGAGATCACTATAGACTGGCAAGATGGTGACAGTACCGTACACAGCGCCAGCGAAATATGGACCATGATCTTTGACAGCAATCAGCCATGGATGTTAACTGCTAATGGTACTATTGTTACTTACGAGCGCAAAGGTGTAGTCCCAGGATTGTTAGAACGTTGGTATGCCGAGCGTAAAGAATTACAAGCTAACAAAAAATCAGCCAAAGATAAAAAAGAAGAGGCATTCTGGGATAAGCGACAGTTAGTTAAAAAGATTAATTTGAATAGTTTGTATGGTGCTATTTTGAATCCACATTGTCGTTTCTTTGACAAACGCATCGGGCAGTCGACTACACTAACCGGTCGTAGTATTGCTAGACACATGGCAGGCTATATCAATGAATGTGTATTTGGTATTAAAGACCACTTAGGTGATGCTATTATCTACGGCGATACTGATTCGTGTTATTTTACTGCTTGGCCTGCTATTAAAGATGAAGTCGCTAACGGTAATATGGCTTGGAGTAAAGAAACTTGTATCCAACTCTATGATAGTATTGCGGATCAAGTAAATGAATCATTTCCAGCATTTATGGAGCAAGCATTTCATTGTCCAAGAGAAGCTGGCGAACTTATTAAAGCAGGCCGCGAATTAGTAGCGTCAAACAGTTTGTTTATTACTAAAAAACGTTATGCTGTATTAATTTATGACTTAGAAAATAAACGCCTTGATGTTGACGGCAGTCCAGGTAAGATCAAAGCCATGGGACTAGATTTAAAGCGTTCAGATACTCCTAAAGTTATTCAAGACTTCCTAAGTGAAATATTACAAAAAGTATTAACAGGCACTAGTCGCGAAGACATCATCGAGCGGATTCGTGAATTTAAATATGGATTCGCCGAAAGACCAGCATGGGAAAAAGGTACTCCTAAACGGGTTAATAATCTAACCAAATACGGTGCTGCCGAAGAACGCGAAGGCAAAGCCAATATGCCAGGGCATGTTCGTGCGGCACTTAATTGGAATAATATGCGCCGTATGAATGGCGACAATTATTCTATCGCTATAGTAGATGGTATGAAAACTATTGTGTGTAAATTAAAATCAAATCCGTTGGGTTGGACAAGTATTGGTTATCCTACTGACGAGCAAAGATTACCCGATTGGTTTAAAGAATTGCCATTTGATGATGCGTTGATGGAATCAACTATCGTAGATCAAAAGATTGATAATCTATTAAGTGTATTGGATTGGGATTTGGCTGCGGCTACTAATACAGAAAATACCTTCCAGTCATTATTTGAATTCTAAATGGCAAAAAAAGTTTCAAAATCGTTGTAAAACCTAAATAAACCTGTTATACTATCAACATTACTTAATTAAAGGAAATATAAATGCGTGATCATCTTTTAGACTTAGTTTCACATACTTTTGACTTGGGCAGTATTGAACAAGTTCGTGTAGTTGGCACTGATGCCGAAACAAAAATCTTTGGTAAAGCCGAAGATAATTCTATTATTGTAGAAGGCACAACAATCAACCCAGTGCCAGAATTTATTGGCACATTTGGTATGCCAAACTTAGCTAAACTTAAAATTCTTTTGAACTTACAAGAGTATAAAGAAGATGCTACTTTGGCTATTAATCGCAAAGACACTGGAGCTCCGGATCAATTAAACTTCGCGAACAAATCTGGCGACTTTAAAAATTCATATCGCTTCATGGCAGCCGAAGTTGCCAATGAAAAAATTAAAACTGTCAAATTCAAAGGTGTTAAGTGGAATATCGAATTTGAACCAAGTGCGGCCGCTATTCAGCGTTTAAAAATGCAGGCTACTGCTAATAGCGAAGAAAACAATTTCCAAGTTAAAGTAGAAAATGGAGATCTAAAGTTCTTCTTCGGTGATCATAGTACACACGCTGGTAACTTTGTATTCCAACCAGGTGTAACTGGTACATTAGCAAGAGCTTGGAGTTGGCCAGTTAGAGCTGTCATTGGAATCCTCGATTTGTATGGTGATAAAATCATGCGTATTAGTGATGAAGGTGCGGCTCAGATTGTTGTTGATACTGGACTTGCTGTTTATTCTTATATCCTACCAGCACAATCTAAATAATAGATGAGCCAAGACAATCTCACTAACAAACAATCTGACTATGCTGTGTTCTTGCCAGCATTGTCAGGTTTTTTTGGAACCTACATAGGCAAACAGCGTGGCGGACAGTATGTCGAGCAAGCTCGCATGCCAAAGAATATCCAAGATATGGAAATGCTCAACTGGCTTAATGCTCAGAAAGGTCTATTCACATATAAATGGAGTTTGTATTCCGCAGGCCATGCAAACCTAGATCTTAGTAAGCAAGATTGGAACGAAGACATGATTCGTAATCGAGATCGTGCTAATACTTTTGTCTTAGGCGACTCGGGTGGATTCCAGATTGGTAAAGGTGTGTGGGAAGGTGAGTGGCGTGACCCTAATGGAGCGGAAGTAAAAACTAAAATGGCCGAAGCTATCGCCAAGGGTATCGAACATGTTCCATCGTTGAAACCAGATGGTACACCTAAGCATGACAAAAACGGTAATACAAAATATACTAAAATTGATCATGTAAAAGAATATCAAGCTAAGTTAGATGCGGCGCAGAAAAAGCGTGAAGCAGTATTAAAGTGGATGGATGGTATCATGGATTATGGCATGGTACTCGATATTCCAGCTTGGGTCGAACGCAGTCCTGTTGGTCGTAAAGCTACTGGTATCGAAAGCTATCAACAAGCTGTAGAAGCTACAAAATATAATAACGAATACTTTATTGCCAATCGTAATGGTAACTGTAAGTTCTTAAATGTATTACAAGGCGAGAATCACGCACAAGCGGAAGATTGGTATCAGCAGATGAAACATTTCTGTGATCCAACAAAATATGGTAATAAAGCATTTAATGGTTGGGCCATGGGCGGTCAGAATATGTGTGATGTAGACTTAGTATTACGCAGACTAGTCGCATTAAAATTTGATAACTTGTTACAAGAAGGACAGCATGATTGGATGCACTTCTTAGGTACAAGTAAATTAGAATGGGCACTATTATTAACTGACATCCAACGAGCTGTACGCAAGTATGTCAATCCAAATTTTACTATTAGTTTTGATTGTGCTAGTCCATTCTTAGCAACTGCTAATGGACAAGTATATCATCAAGTTGATATACAGGATCGAGGTAAATGGTGTTATCGTATGAGTGCTATTGTGGACGATAAGAAATATGCCGCCGACACACGCAAATTTAGTACTGCTGTATTACAAGATAAATTAATACATCACTTTGATGATAGTCCTGTTAGTGATAATTTAGAAATTAAAGACATTTGTTATTATGCGCCTGGTATGCTTAACAAGATTGGCAAGGAAGGTAAAACTAGTTGGGATTCATTTTCTTACGCATTGCTCATGGCACATAATGTCTGGTTACACTTAGAATCTGTACAAAGAGCTAATCGTGAATACGATGCTGGCAAATGTCCTAATATGTTAGTACAAGATAATTTTGATGTCATATATTTTAAAGATATAGTAGAAGCTATATTTGCGGCTCCTGATCGCGAAACAGCTATTGCTATCATTGATATGTACGATAAATTCTGGCAAGCTATTCCTGGAACTAGAGGCTATACTGGTAAACGAACTGTTAATGCTAGTACTAACTTTAACAATCTGTTCGAAACAGTTGAAGAGGAAGAAGAACAACATCCTATTGATGACTCTGGATTCGATGAATCTAAACTAGATGCGTTGGAAGCATAATGAAAAGTCTTATAATTGGAATGAGTATTGGTCAGTTATACAAACAAGTATTAACTGAACTTGAACATCATGTTGTCACTGTGGATTTAGATCCTGATAAACACGCCGATTACATGGATGTTGAAACTGCGGTAGCAGAACATACTTGTTTTGATACTGTTCATATTTGTACTCCAAATTTTACACACGAAGATATTGCCAGACAAGTAGCAGAACATAGTCGCATTGTGTTTATTGAAAAGCCAGGATTAGAATCAGCGTTAGCATGGTACAACTTAGTAACTGATTATCCCAGCACTCGTTTTATGATGGTCAAGAATAATCAATACAGAGAAAATATTGCAGTATTGACACAGTTGGCGCACAAGGCCAAAATTATTAATTTAACTTGGAATAATAATGATCGTGTACCCAATCCAGGAACATGGTTCACTAATCGAGAATTAGCATATGGTGGAGTTAGTAGAGATTTACTACCACATTTGTTGAGCTTGTTCCAATCATTATCTGGATTCAGCTATGATCAAGCCAAACTGACTAATCAAGTAGCAGAAAAATTTTGGTCTTTGCCCGAGTTAACTCAAACGGATTACGGTCGCGTGGATCCCAATGGTGTATACGATGTAGACGATCAAGTAGAATTAGATTACACTGATACACATGGTTGTCACTGGGTTATCGAAGCCAATTGGCGTACATTGACTGACGATGATCGTAGCATTTTAATGACATTCGAAGATGGTAGTCATTATTATTATGAACTAGGACTTTGTCCAGAAGATGCGTATAAACGCATGATTAGTACAGCAATTGAAATGTATCACACACAGGCGTTTTGGGATCTACAATTAGAATTAGATGTATGGATTCATAAAACTATCGAAAACATTGACATTTACGAGTTAGTATGAGAGTAAGATTATTATCCACTGACGGCCAAGGTTCGTTTAGTGAAAGTATGTGGATTAAACCTGGAATAGCCCAAGACGAAATTGAAGTCAAGGCAGTGATGACTGGAGTATGTCGTTCGGACATCGATATGATGTTGGGCAATTTTGGTCCACTGCCAATACATATGAGCGGGCATGAAGGTCTGGGTCAGGTAACCGAGATTGGTTCCGAGATCAAAGATGTGGCAGTTGGAGACTATGTTGCTACCCGCGGTGAACCAGCTTATGCAGATTACTATAATGTTAGACATGGCGAATATGTACAAGTTCCAGAAGCTCATCCCCGTTATATTTTAGAACCTGTGGCCTGTGGAATCAATTGTGTCAATCAAGCATATAGCGAAATTGATAAACGAGCAGATGGGCGTTGTTTAATTATTGGTAGCGGATTCCTTGCGTGGGTAGTTTACAACAATCTTCAACATGAATTTGAAGACTTGGAGATTGATGTTCTGGGCCGTAGTAATTCAGAACTATTTGGTGGCGCACTTACTTACAAGCCCGAAAGCACTTATGACGTTGTAATCGATTTAGGATCAGGCACAGAAGTATTTGACCAGCCAATTCTAAATAATGAAGCCTTGATTGTGTTTGGAGTGGAGAAAACGGTTACTACAAACTTTGCTAACATACTTTGGAAATCTTGTACAATGACATTCCCAAGTCCACGTAATAGTAAATTTATCATGTCGATGATGGAAGCCCGTTATATGATCGAAAACGGCTTACTTGATGTTGACAAATTCTGGACAAAGTGTTATAATCGTAATACAGAGTGGCAGAAAGCGTTTGCGGATGGTAAGGACCGTCCAAACGGTTACAGTAGAGGTTACATCAAGTGGGACTAAACACTGAAGAACGACAAGGCGTAGTTTATTTTACAGGCTACGAAGTCGAACATACTATTTGTTATGGTATGAAAACTTTGTTTGTAGTAGGCACACCCGACTACAAAGAAATTAAAAAAATGGCAGGATTACACAGTTGTAATCATATCTACTTTGGTACTAGTCAAAGTTTTAATCCAAAAGAAATATCACAATCAGAATATAAACCTTGGGACAATGTTATTGTCTCGGCGCTTAAAGATGATTTTTGGGTCACATTAGATTTTGACGTTAAGCACACAGAGGGTATTCACGAATCTGGTTATTGTGAATATGAAAAATTTGTGCCGATGATCAGTGTTAAACTTCCTTACATCAAACAGTTTAACTATAATGCTACACTTAAACTTGATGATTTAACTTGGGGCAAGACTAATCCTGGTGTATGGACTCATCAGTTACACGATTTGATGGATATAAAGACTTAT